ATACCTGAAAAAACCAAAATGAGATTAGTTTATCCCTACCTAGTAAAGCTTTACTATGTTAAAGACGCAGAGTTAAAAAGCATTGAGTTTCAAGAATATGACGACCTTGAATACAGTAATATAGGTCGTATCGTTCAACGCATGGAAGAAAAACTAGGATCTGATAACGTTAAAAACATATTAGTAAAACCTGATGTTTCTAATCTTACAACGACAGGTTATCAAACTCCATTGACGCTTCACTAACTGTTTATACTGTTTCAATTAGAATTTATAATATAGATTACGAAAGGAACACCTATGAAAATGAAAATTAAATATGCACATCGATCTTTATTAGAGGTACTTAACTCTTGGTCCTTGCAGCATCATAATCACGGCTACGATAAATCTTGTTTCAAAAGTCTTGACTCAGATATGAACTTCCCTGTAAAAGAAGTACAAGATGTAGTTAACAGAGAAGACGTAAAGTATGTTACGTTTCTCCTTGACGATGAAGGAACTCATGCTGAGTTATATATGAGGAATGTTGATCTCAATGCTCTTCCTATATTCGATACAGGAGATAGTATTACACTTCACTAATGTTAAAATGGTTTCTAGTTGGTTGGCTATGTTTGGGACAAGGTGTTGATCAGACTTGTGTTCGCATGGCTTCATCAATTATTCACCCTACAGTAGAAGACTGTCAACAGTTCTATGCTACAGTGAAAGACGAACTTCATGATTTAGGGGATTATGTTAGTCTAGATTTTCACTGTGTACAAACAACTATCATGGAAGATTACTTGTAAAAGATTATTGTTTTACTTGTTTTAAAAATTTTTTATTATAAAGAAAAAGGAGAAAGTACATGACTAAAAAAGCAGTCTATGTTGTTCAGTCTACAGACGAGCAACTTCCTAAGTCTATCAGCGATAAGAAGCCTGATCTTAAGGAACTACAAAGCCATGTCGGTGGTTATATTCAAATATTACCTGGCCGACTAAACGATAGATCTTGTTCTATTGTTATTAACGAAGAGGGTAAACTTTACAACTTCCCTAAGAATCCACTTGCCACTAAGTTATGGCACGACTTTTATAAATGGAAATATAAAGCCAAAGATCACGAGTTAGAAGACATTATCGTAGGTCCTGCTGTTATATTAGAGGGCTATCGTTTATGAACGGCCAATACAAAGCTTTAGATACGGTTCGAGATTACTTGAGCCGTGTCATTCATAGTGATAGGCCAGATAATTTAGACCTATTAATGTTCGATGACGAAGTTGTTATCGGTTATTCTCAGGCTGAAGATTACTATTATTTTCGTTGTTACGAAGATACGAAATGGGGTGATAAAGAAGATGTTCGAGAATGGCTTAATAATATCAAAGACGAGGTTGTTATTAAAAGGTTTAACGATCTCATGGCTCATTACGACTATCAAGGATTTGAGATCCTTGAGGAATTATACGGAGTGTTAGATGGCGACAAATGATAAAGACTATATGGCCAGTTATATGCGTGGCTATATGAGAAACAAGAAGGTATATTACCTCAATGACATTACGAGTGCTTGCATGGAGAAAATTCAATATCACTGGCAGCACCGTGCGGAAAAAGAAGGGATAGTAGGAAAGATTACAAAGAACTTAATCTTAAACCATATTGTTCAAGACTATATGAAGAAATCGGTTCCTAATGGTAAAGAATTTCTTTATAATAAATTAAAGGAGAAAGATAATGCAGGAGAAAGCGACACGAATACATAGAATAAGAAACATTGATACCTCTTCAATAGAGAATCAATTAGAGGGTATTTTCCGTGCTCATGTTAATATGAGTCAAGAACTTGTTAGTTTACGAGAATGTCTTAACTCTATTATGAGCAAGATCTTAGTACCAGAAGTTATAGAAGATGTAAAGCAAGATGAACGATCTACATAAATACGACAGCGTTACTCAATGGGTTCGGGTTAATTTACCGAAAGAGCAAATCGCAGAAGTAATTAAGCATGGTATGGAAGGTGGTATTGTAAATGAGTTAATATACTACAGAGATACTGTTAAGTTCTACGACCATTTTAGTAAAGATATATGGTGTATGTTAGAAGAAAGCACGTTAAGTTGTGGCGCTGATAGTATTATTGGCTTAATTAGTCATTTTAATAAAGTAGATAATGTCTGGTCGGAAACTCAATTTAAGAACATGTTAGCTTGGTGGGCTGTAGAGACAGCGTGTCATGACATGGAGATAGAATCGCAGACATGACTAAAGGTCATATGAGTATATATAGCCTACCTCCTAGACTATTTAGGCTAGAGTTAAGGCTCAGGCATCAACTAACTAGGCAAATATTAAACTATGTAGATGTAGATGGCATAGAAAGACGAGGGGTAATAAACCATAAAAGATTTGCTACACTCAATCGTAGATATTCTACGGTATCTAAATATGTAACTGAACATCTAGATAAGTTTGAAGAGGTTGATAGACCTAAACGTAAATACAAGTTTAAAAATAAACAGAAAGGAGAATTGCTAACTAGATTTAGCACGAAAGAACTACAGGAATTAAACTCTTCATTGTGGTTCAGTAGTGTTAGTTTAGTCACAGATAGACGGTATAAACAAAGACTATACAAGAAACTACATAAATTAATCTTAGAAAGACAAGAAAAGGAGGGATTATATGATAAATCCAAGTGAACTACAAGATAAAATAACTAACATATTTGATAAATTAAATGTGGTAGATGATTATCGACTTACCCATGAAGAAATGTCATTGGTAAAAGAAGCGGCAATGCTAGACTTTTTAACAGCTAGTCAATTACGAGGCTTAGTGTTAGTATTAGCAGATGAGTATGTCGTAAGACCCGCATATACTAGGGATTAAAAAAGCAATTGAGTAAATCAGTAAAAATAATTTACGAAATGGCAATCCCTAATCCAAATACTCTATTATTATTGTATACTAATAATAGTAACGGGATTAGTATGAAATCTAGAGGCAATCCAGGCAATCCACACGGAGGCCATTCTGAGGCCAAATGATATATTGTATTAATATAAAAAGGCCTCTATATAGTATAGAAAGGGGTTTATATGGATATACTATTATGGGCAGTAGTAATTGTAGGCGCTTATATAGTGCTACACTTAAATTAATAAAATGGTTTACTACGGCTGTTTTATATAATAAAATTATACTAACAATTAGAAAGGAGAAAGCAAATGGCTTTATCTACAAATACCCACAAGGGTAAATCTAAAACTCCTAAGGCAGTAAAAGCTAAAGGTGTTAAAGCTAAGAGTAAGGTTGTACCTACTCCTAGAGAAAAGCAAGGCACATATAAATACGACAGAGATGCTCGTATTCAAATATGCGTTGAAAAGAACCCAAAGAGAGAAGGCTCTAAGGGCTATAAGATGTTTGAGATCTATAAGAACGGCATAAAAATTAGAGATTTCTTAGCATCTGGCGGTAGAACTATCGACATCGATTGGGATAGGGAGAGAGGTTTTATTGCTACAGAAGATAGAGATAAAGAGGGTATGGCTAGTAAGACCCCTAAAGCGACATTTACTTTAAAGTAAAGGTTTCTTTTGTTATTATTAATAATAATATAATTTATTACTTATTTTCTTTTTCTGACAAGGGTCGTATTCCGGCCCTTGTCTAAATGTTATCGAATACAGTTATTATGGTAGCTACTTTTAACTGTATTCAATAGCGGCGCTATGACTTGGTGTAAGCCTTTCAATAGGACTTTGGTTCGTACCAAGTATAAAACGACTAAAACGCAACGTAAAGAACCTTAGGGTCGGCTAGGCTCTTTAGTTGACTAAACGGCACGTAACTGTTGTACACAGTGAAATGTTTATAAGTCAACAACTAGCTGTACCGGAGACAGGTAAGGGCGGTACCTATAAGGGTAATGTTATTAGCAATCTGTACTAATCGTTACCCACCGCCTAGGCGAAAGGAGAATATTATGGCCAACACAGTAGAAGACATTATTAACGATATGGTATGCGAAAAGGTTGAAGAAGAAATTAACAACGCAGATATAGAAACTATTGTTGAAGACAAGATTAGTGAATACCTAGACGACAATATCACAGACATAATTAAAAACAATATTACAGACATTATGAAAATAATAGATGCTCACAAAAGTAAATAAGGGTTCTTTCTGTTAATTCTTACTTTATAATAAATATTATGAAAAAGAAGAATGTTAAACCCGATAGCAAATGGGAAAAATTTGCTAACTCACCAGTAACTTCCTTATCCATAGGCAAAGGTCTAATGTCTAAGGAAGTTGCCGACTTATGGAATATGTTACATATTAGTGGAGTTCTACACCCTAGTAGAACTAGCACATGGTTTTTCTTAAACTATTTCTTACCAAATTATTGGAAACATAAGCATAAAGTAGAACAGCAAGAAAGAGAAACATTAAGGAGAACTCAACATGATACTTAAATGTAGAGCACAAATACCATACGACCCTACTACTGTTAACGATCAAACTAGGTTTTATTACATAACTGTAGAAATACCTTGCAAGACTTTCGAAGATGGTAAGAGAGAATTTTATGACACGTTAGAAACTATATGTCCAGCACTTGAAGATAGCAGATTATGGAAAGACAGATACTACATGAAAGAATTTAAAGATGTTTCATTAGGTAGTTAAATATTTTATAATAAACAAAAGGAGAAAGAATATGTATGATGAAGAAACTAACTTACACGGCAACTTAGAAGATACAGCACGTCATTTTATGTCTAGCACTAAACTAATGGATAGAGCAAGAAAAACTGCTGTTAAGTTTTCAATATACCAACAGATGGATACTATTAATAGAGCGATACACAGACTACAACGACTTATAGAATCTTTTGAGATATGCGATGGTATGGACGATATTAATGAACTCCCTGGTTTTTGCCATAACTACCCATTTAAACATTCACTAGATGAAATGGGTACTATGTGGGGTGATTTAGATAAAGATGAACAAGCTGAATATAACAACCTACAGTTTAACGCATTAAGAGCAAGACGCAGAAAACTAGGAGACAAGAAGTATATAAAAGAGGGTGAGGTTTATGAAGAGCCTGAATCTGAAGACTACAGAAGAGGTTTTTCAGATGGCGAAGAAAGAGCAAGAGAACATTACACTGGCGAAAATAGAACTGGTGATTAAAGATTAAAACCTAGTATTTACTTATCTGGCCTTTTAGTTTATAGATAATTCTATGGATAAAAGACCAGATAATATTATTGATTTTACTAGTGCCGAAAGTAAAATTTTATCAGACAAGGAAAAGAAGTTTGTTGAATATATCTTTCAAGGTTTCGGTAAGAAACAAGCGGCTTTAGAAGCCGGTTATGCTCAATCTGCAGCACACGTTCAAGCTACCCGCCTACTAAAGAAGGATAAAATATTAAAGGCCCTTGATCGGTTACGCTCTCTTCAACACCAACAAACCATTCACACTATGGACAAGGAGATCGAATCTATTGACTCCATGATCCAAGAAGCTAGAGACAGAGGGCAAATAGGTGCAGCGGTTCAAGCTGCCAGACTCAAAGCACAAATGTTAGGTTACTTGGTTGACAAGAAAGAGATCAAGACAACAAACCTTGACACCATGACCGACGATGACATAGCCCAATATCTTGATTCATTGAAGGCATCCTACAACAACACACACTAGCTGTGGCTGACGGTTGTTGACTGTTGACCCTAAGACCTAGAATCTATACTGTACAATCCTGTACCAGTAGTTCGTAGTAAGAGGTACACGTCTGTACAACCCTGTACAACCAGTCAAAAGTTTTCCACAACTTTAAAATAAAGATGTTTACTTTTGTTTTAAGATACGATATATTGGCAATAGAAAGAGAGAAAGTAACAATGAAAACTAAACTACCAAGAACAGCAAACCAGATCGGAAACGACAAGGTTTTATTTAAACTTGTTAACCCTAAATTAGCAGGAAGTAAATCTCATGCGATTTATGGAAAAGCACAGAAAGCTACCACAGTTAAGGAAGCATTCGAACAGGGTTATAGATCAATAGATATCGCATACGATACAATGAATAATGGCAAGTTTAAAAAGCCTAATGTTCTTATCGCAAGATATCTTAAGAAAGACCACAAGGAATTATATTTAACATTCCTTAAGGAATTCGAAGGCGCAAAGCTAAGTAAGGAAATGCAAAGTAACCTTAACGAATTCACAAAGATAGTCAATAAATTATAATACAACAAGGGGCCTTCGGGCCCCTTTTTTTAGTCTTGATCAGTTGATCATCGTTGATCCGTTGACCCTTGATCACAGCTTTTGCTGTTTAAGTAGGGAGTAGGTAGTAGGAGGTATATATAATATATAACAATTATCATGGTACAAGCCGGCGCATCTCGGATCAACTATAATATATATATGTTTTAAATTGTTTTATTTTTTTATATTCTAATTTTAGAAAGGAGAATTATGGATACTATAATCTATCTATTATGTATGGGGTTTTTGTTTTATTTAGCCTCTCATTTTTATTAAAAAAAAATAAATTATATACTTTACTTTTTAAATTTTTTCATTTAAAAATATAAGTATCTTTAATATAAAGATAGAAAGGAGAAAAAGAAAATGAGTAAATCTAAAGTAGATGAAAAAGGAAAAGGAAAATTAAATAAATTTCCTTCTTCTCTTTTAAGAATTAAAGATAATTTAATTCTTCATAGATTAGTAAACGATAAAAAAGGAAAATCGTTTACTAGATTAGAGAATTATAAGTTCTCTACTACTATTGAAAATTCCGTTAAAAACGGAATGAGTAAAGACGATTACGATTATAATACTAAGATCTTAAAAACTATCTATTCGATAGATTTAAAAAATCTTAATAAAGATTTTAAATTAAGATACTTAGATACTATTAATCTAAATCTTTCATTTCTTAAAGATTATAAAATTTCTAATAAAGAGGAATTAATATCTTTAAATAAGAAAGCGTTAGACTTAGTTAATAAATTATAATCTAAGTTAATTTTTTTCTAGGAGGAAAATAAAATTCCTCCTAGAATATTTCGTATTAAGTTTGCTGTAAAACTTCGTATAAGTTTCAGAAAAAACAGGTGCTTGTGCCTGTAGGAGCGAGTAGCGACTGAACAAATAGCTTTTATATGTATAAATTTCGTATATAAATAACTAATGGCTTTTCTTGTAGCAAACATTCCACCTATTGAAGTTTATGTAAAAAAAGAGTATCTTTATGACCATGAAAAAGGTCATGGAGAATTTGAAAAAGGTGTTTGGGTCACTGCTAAGTCGATTACCGGCAGAGCTTTGTATTTCGAAACGTACCTATATAATTCTGGCGCTCTTTTTGATAAGCTTCCTATTTCTGCTTTCTGCTCAAAACCAGTAAAGCCAGAAGAAAGTTTACCATTAGAAGAGTTACAGTTATGGGATTGTTTCAGCTATCATATTTCTGTAATAGAAAAATGTAACGCAGGAACAGGTCGTTGTAAGTATTTTTCACCAAATAAAAATTGGCATTACGGAGTTTATTTATTTACGATAGATTCTGCACACGCCGATCCTAATATTCCTAACTGTGGTTATTCAGAAGTTCCTAGTCAACATAAGTCTTTCAATATTCTAGAATTAGATAATGGTCATTATGCGGCTCAACCAAATAATAGAACTATTTTTTACGATAAAAGTTTGTCTCCTAAAGAAATGATTTTCCCTGACTATAAAGTTTCTACTGTTGAATATAGCGTAGAGCATAATTCTAAGTGGACTGCAGGAGATGATGAAAGTTTCTTTTATGAACTTAGAGATACTACAAAAAGCTGAAGCAATATTATTAGATAAAAAGGCTCCTCAAGAGATTCGAGAAAAAGCTTTTCTTGTAATAAAAAATCAAAAAGAAAAACAGGAAGTATCTGGAGCACAAACTTCTGTACTAAAGTTTGCTCAACATATGTATAACGGCTATAGTACACCTGCTCATATACAATTAATCGCTAAAAGTTTAGAAGCTCTTGAACGAGATGAGTTTGATCGTCTAGCTATATTTATGCCACCAAGACATGGAAAGTCTATGCTATGTTCTGAAATGTTCCCTGCTTGGTTTCTAGGTCGTAATCCTAAAAACTTTGTTATTCAATCTACTTACGCTCAAGAACTAGCTGATGACTTTGGACGCAAGGTTCGTAATCATGTAAAATCGGAAGAGTTCACTAAAGTTTTTCCTAACACGACACTTCGAGAAGATTCTACTTCAGCGAAACGTTTTCATACAGTTCAAGGTGGAACATACTCAGCGGTCGGTGCGGGTGGTGCAATTACAGGTCGTGGTGCACACTTGTTAATTATTGATGATCCGATAAAAGGGCGAGAAGATGCTGAATCTCAAGTTCAAAGAAGAAATCTTATTGAATGGTATAAGTCGGTCGCATTCACTCGATTAATGCCAGGTGGAAAAGTAATCATCATTCAAACTCGATGGCACGAAGAAGATCTCGCTGGTTGGGTTTTAGAAAACGAACCAGGAGCATGGAAAGTTTTAGATCTCCCTGCGATTAACGATAACGGGGATGCCTTGTGGCCAGAAGCTTATCCCGTAGAAAAATTAAAAAAGATTCAATCGACAGTCGGAGAAAGAGTATGGCAAAGTTTATACCAGCAAAAACCAAGTGCGGAACAAGGACAGATTTTAAAAAGAGATTGGTGGCGTGTATGGGAAAAGAAAAGATTACCAGCATGTCATACGATAGTTCAATCGTGGGATACTGCGTTTAGTGCGAAAGAAACTGCAGACTATTCAGCTCGAACTACATGGGGAGTGTTTACACATATAGACGAAGAAGGAAGAGATCAAGCTTGTATAATTTTATTAGAGCTATGGCGTAATCGTGTCGAGTATCCTGAACTAAGAAAAGAAGCTCAACAGTCTTTTTTCGATTGGAAGCCCGATGTAGTATTAGTCGAGAAACGTGCATCAGGACAATCGTTATTACAAGATTTAAGAAGAGCAGGTGTTCCTGTAAAAGAATTTACACCAGATCGAGATAAAGTTTCGAGAGCCCATGTCGTAGCATCGATGTTAGAAACAGGATTAGTTTTCGTTTTAAATGAAGCGTGGGTCGATGATTTAATTCAAGAATGTGCTTCTTTTCCTTACGGAAAGCATGATGATTTAGTAGATACGACTACTCAAGCGTGGCAGTTAATACGAGATAACTATTTAGTTTCTCACCCTTTAGATCCAGAAGATGAAGAATGGGACGATAAACCTTATCGTTTAATACAGAAAAAATCCTTTTACAGTTAATAAAAGATTGCTATAGTAATTTCATTATGGCAAGTATGTACAAAGCGACCAAACCTATGCCGGCGAAAAACACACCTAATTATGCGAAAGCTTTAATAGATGAAGATGATCGTTTTTATGACAAGTATCCAGCTTGTCGTGAAGATGATGAGATGTTAGTTAAAGCTATGAATAATCCAGGTAAAGAAATAACCAGCGAAAGCATGCAAGAAACACCTATGAAAATAAGTGGCATGATGGTCATTAAAATAAAGGGGTAAACTATGAAAGGCGATTTAAACAAAGACGGAAAGATGTCTTCTTATGAAAAGAAACGTTCTATGGCTATCGAAAAAGCTATGATGAAAAAGGGCGGAACTAAGAAAAAGAAGAAGATGACTAAAAAGAAAATGTCTAAGAAAGACATGATGAAGATGAAGATGATGAAGATGAGGAAAAAGAAATAGTTATGGGTGGAAGTAGATACGAAGAACTAAGAGAACTTCTAAAGGAAGCTGAAGAAAAAGGCGATCAAGATAAGATTATAGAAATTGAATCTGATCTTGAGAAAGAGTTTCCTGATGACGATGATTAATGGCCAGGAAGCGAGGGAAAGAGCCGCCAAAGACTAAGAAATATTTTCGCCCTACTAAAAAGGGTGCGGGTATGACTAAGGCTGGTGTAGCTCGTTATCGCAGAGAAAACCCTGGTTCTAAATTAAAAACTGCAGTTACAGGGAAAGTAAAACCTGGTAGTAAAGCAGCAAAGAGAAGAAAATCTTTTTGTGCTAGAAGCGCAGGACAAATGAAAATGTTTCCTAAGGCTGCAAAAGATCCTAACTCTAGATTACGTCAAGCTAGGAAAAGGTGGAGATGTTAAGGGCTCTATTTACGAAACAAATATCGAATGGTAAAAAAAAGAAAAAAATTAAAAAAAGCACCAAAAGAAAAAGGCGTTCCAAAAAAATATCTTAGTGGAACATCTGGTAAGCTTCGTAGTGCTAGAGCTGCAGCGATTAGAAAGAGGAATAAAAACTACAAAGGAGAGGGCGCACTTCCTGGCGATTTAGATTCTAAGGGAAGATATAAGGGAGGCGCTAAAAAAAGTATACATACAGCAAGATTTAAAAGGATGTACGGGTAATGTCAAAAGTAACTAAAGCACTTCAAAATAAAGCAAAGAAAACAGGTAAGTCTGTATCTACGTTAAGAAAAATATATAATCGAGGACTAGCCGCTCATAGAACTTCGGGACACCGAACAGGTGCTTCTCCACACGCATGGGCGATGGCTAGAGTAAACTCAGCTACTACAGGAGGTAAAGCTGCTAAAGTAGATGCTGATATCTTAAAGGGTAAGAAAAGTAAAAATAGAAACCCTGATGGTACGAAGAAAAAAACTAAAAAGAAAGGTAAAAAATAATGGCCACAAAAGAGGAAGCTCAAATAGATAAAGTTAGAAAAGAAAATAAAAAATTAGTGAAAGAAAATAACAAACTTCAAGCAAATCTTTCATTAAAGGAAGAACAGATAAAAGAAAAAGATTTACATATAAAATTTCTAACAGATAGGCTTTCTCAATGGGCAGATAAATTTTTTGAGTTACGAACTAATTTTATAAATCTACCTATTACTAAACAAGTAGAAAAACAAAGAGAAATGCAAAATGGCAGAAAATACTAACGAAGAATTATTAACTGTAGCTGAAGACGGTTCTATTGAAGTAGATATTTCTGAAGAAGAAGAAAAAGAAGAAGAGGAATATAAAAATCCTTACGAAACAGATCACTATGCTAATTTAGCTGAAGGATTAGATAAAGATAGATTAGCTGAAATATCTTCTGATTTATTAAGTAAATTTGAAAACGATAAATCTTCTAGAAAAGATTGGGAAGATCAATATGCTAAAGGATTAAAAATGTTAGGAGTTATTTCTGAAGATAGAGATGACCCATTTCCTGGTGCTTCAGGTGTTCATAATCCGTTAATGGCAGAAGCAGCAACTCAGTTTCAAGCTAGAGCTGTAGCTGAAATGTTTCCACCAGGAGGCCCTGTTAAAACTCAAATCATAGGAAAGATAACTGAAGAAAGAGAGCGACAAGCTCAAAGAGTTCAAGAGTTTATGAACTATCAAATTACTCAACTTATGCCAGATTATTTTAGTGAGTTAGATCAGATGTTATTTAACTTATCTTTAGCTGGTTCATCATTTAAAAAAGTTTACTACGATACTGCTACAGATCAAGTATGTGCAAAATTTATACCGGCTGAAGATTTAGTAGTTTCATATAGCACTACTGAATTAGATACAAGTCCTAGATATACTCAAATAATGAAACTAACTACTAACGATGTTAAAAAATATATGAAATCTGGATTTTATCGTAATATAAAATTATCAGATCCTTCAGATGACGGAGAAGATACACGTGTTCAACAAACTATAGATGAGATAGACGGAATAACTGGTAACGCAAGCGACCATATTAGACAAGTTTTAGAGTTTCATGTAGATTATAATTTAGAAAATGACGAAGAAGCGATAGAATTACCTTACATAATTACAATAGATCGTTCTACATCTTTAATTTTAGCGATAAGACGTAATTTTAGAGAAGACGATAAGCTACAAAACAAGAGAGTTTACTTTATTCACTATAAATATTTACCAGGTTTAGGCTTTTATGGCT